CAACCGAGTGCAAACTTAATCAGTTCGGGAGACGTGCCAAGTGCCGTTGTGGACAGAGAACACGCCCAGGAATCAAGGTGTTTCAGTTCCTTCATGTTGGCCGGTACGTTGTCTACATCTTCACCAAGATCACTAAACGAAGGTTCACAGGTGATCTGGATGCCTCCGGTAGTAGCAGTGATAATGTCTGCATCAGCAGGTGCGGCCACGTTTGAAGGGTCAAAGCTTTTCAGCAGTACACCTGCATCAAGCTGCATTTCCTCAAATGTGCTCTGGGGAATAACAGTAAAAGTTCCCATTGTTTACTCCTTTATGTGGTCATAAAATCGACTTCGATAGTCATGCGCACCCTTTTTACGGTATCGTCACCAGAATCAAACGGAGCCGAGAATGTTGTCATTTCTGGCAGTTTTATCCAGATAATCCCATCATCGGTTTTGATTCTTACACCACCGTAGCCGATTGATTTCTTGATCTCTTCGGCCTTCTGCTTTATCCACGCCCATGATGTGTTTCTATCCCACAAACTGGCTGACAATGTGGCTGTGTTCATATACCCACCGCCTGCCGCCTCATAGGTTATATGCGGAAATGCCGGTCTCTGGCCTTCTGTAAAGACGGTCTGTTCGTCATACGCATTTATTCCAAAGCCGCTCCAAAATGTCTGTAATGCCTGGTAATTATCCATTGTTCGTGATGGTAAATTCTTCTGCGTTTACCACTCGCATATCTAATCCGGCACCTTTCGGTGTTTCCTTGTCTTTGCCGTCTGTAGTCACACGAAGGATTTTTCCATCTTTCTCACGCCGGATAACATCGTGATATTGCAATACAACATTCTTGCGTGTGGTAATGGTATAGAGGTCTTTAACGCCCTGTACGGACGCTGTACGGGCTTGTAATGATGTGTCAAAGACAATGGCTGCCTGAATAGATGCACCGGCCTTGTAGACCGTTGTAACGCCTCCGTAACCGTCTGGCACTGTTGTCTTGTCCATGATTGTGCAGGCTTCCATTGCATCATCCAAAAGGCTCATAACTTCCTCCAAGGTGATAGTCTTGCGGCGAAAACACCCTGCCAGTTTGTGGGACTTGCCACCTCACCTGAGACAGAGCCGCCGCTTGACTTGCTGTATGAGTATCCGGCAAATGATTCTGAGTTGAACGGAGACATTGCCTTGCTGTCAGCTTTGCCGTATGCGTCCTGCCAGTCTTCAATATCAGTTGCAAGCTGTATGACTGTTTGTGGTATCTTCATGAGCCACACAGCGCCATCAAAAGTTTCCGGCTTGAACATTGCTTCCCCGTACTGCCATACACCGTCATTGAACGTAGAACCGATAATTCGTATATATTGTCCGGTCTGAATAACACCATAGGGGACAGTGATTTCACTATCCCCTACGACAATATTGCCGACGATGATATCTGAATCATCACAAAACCAATTTCGCAGGTATCCGCAGATTTCAGTCAGCATTCTTCTTTCTCCTTCCGGCCTTCTTTACAGATTCCGGCTTTTCATCAGGTTCCGGAACAAACTCTATGAGCGGAGTTCTCTGCAAATTGCGGTCAGTGGAAAGTTCTGTAAGGCGGTCAGCACTCACGCTCATTCCTTCACGGGGGAATTTATCGCCGGTATTGTATGGATGCATGGCATCCTGTATGTCTTCAAAGTATCTGATCACCTTGTACATGCTTTATGCTCCTGCCAGGCTTCTTGTGTAGTAGGTCTTACCGCTGACTACAGTTGTGTCAGTGGAAGGGAAATATGTGTTATCCGCAGCCTTCTCAAAATAGCCAAGTGCGGAGGGATTTGCTCCGGAAGCAGGGCTTGCCACTGCGGTGTAGGTCTCTGTACCGATGTCAACAACGGCGATACCATCCAGGTATTCAGCAAAGAGAACCATACCCATCAGAGCAGTGGACTCGGAAACGAGTGTGGAGTAATTGCCTTCAACGTGGAATCCGATCAGAGGAGTATCACCGGCAACCGTGAACTGAAGGCCTGCATTCGAGAAATCACCATCCGCAGGGTTGATGTAGTACAGAACGAGGTTTTCAACCGGAAGGGCGATGATCTTGCCGGAAGGAATGTCGGAAGACAGGAAAAGACGGGAATATCCGATGAAGTTCTCGATGTATGTCATGCCGAACTGAGTCTGAACGGTGATATTTGCCGCACCAAGATACTCGTAAGCATCCAGAATGTTGCAGAAACCAACGATCTCGGTGATACCACGCTTCATCTTCTTCCATTTATTTCTTACTTCACCCTGTGCCTTTGCCAGAGCCGCCTGGAATGTAGCCGCCGCACGGATGAGGGAGCCGGTCTGAATGAAGGTGGTAAAAGCAGTCAGTACATTGGACTGGAGTTCCACAAGGAACTGGTCATCGGTCATCTGAATCGCCGCCTGATAGCCATGATCTGCAATAGCTTCTGCGGAAACTGCCTTTTTATACTTGTTCAGCACGATAGGTGCATAGGACTTTTCCTTGACCTGTGCCTGGGAGTAGGGGATAACCTCACCCTCACCGATAGCGCCGTTCTGGAGGGTAACTTCCGCATATTTGGTCTTCAGGACTGTGCCAGGGGCTTTCTGAACCAGACGAGCAATGCTCATAAGGTCTCTCAGGTCCTGCCAGTTCCTGCCGAAACGAGTAACAAAATCAACTTCACGTGCCGCAATAATGTTTGCGGACTTTGTAAGATTAGCCTGTGCCATCTTCTTTCTCCTTTACTGGAAAAGTTCAATGTTTTCGGCAATGGCCTGCTGTCTCGCAGTGGTATCCTTGATTGCCATGATTTCTTCTCTGGTCTTTGCGCTTGCACCGCCCTTCCCATCTGTCGGGGGCTGTTTGGTGTCTGCGCCCTTCTCTTCGACCTTCGGGATGTAATCTCCCCAATCTTCCTTGACGGCTTTCCTGATGGCCGTAGCGTCTTTCAGCTTGCCGTCTTCATCGAGTTCAACGCCGGAAACGCCCATGTACTTCATGATCATGGATGTTCCTTTGTCGGATACCTTCATGTCAGAGAGCAGGTCACGGAGTGCCTTTTCTTTGGCGCTCTTGACTGCCTTTTCCTGAACTTCGGCTTTGTAGTTGTCATATTCCTGTTTAAGCGCATCGTAGTCCTTGCCTTCACGGGCCTTGTTGTCGGCTTCGACCTGTGCAAGCAGGTCATCGTACTTCTTCTGTACGTCTTTCAGCTTGTCGCTGTCCGCTGTTCCGGTCTCTTTGGCTTTTGCAAGCTGATCAGACAGGTCAGCATTCTGCTGTTTCAGGCCGGTTACGGTCTCTGTGTGTGCTTCAATAATCTGTTCAATTTTGTCCGCTTCAAGTCCCATGGCGGAAAGCATGCGTCTACTCAGTGCCATATAAATCTCCTTTTCTTCGGTGGCTGTTCCTTGCCATTCGATTTGTTGTTTGGACAAAAGAAAAAGCCGGACACACAGACGCTTCTTTGTCCATGTATCCGGCTCTGATTGCCCCACCTTCACCGCTTATTCGGCAAAGGGTCATATACAGTTTTCCGCTTCTCTTCCATGACAACTACTTTCTCACCTTTTCTTTTGACGAGAGCGCAGTTCCCACGCTTGAGAATCGCTTCAATGGCGGCAACTGCATTGCCGTCAACTTTTACAACCAATATACACCACCTCCCATTGACCGGTCAAGTCAATAACCAAGAAATGACTCAATAATTGCCTTATATTCCGCTTTGTTTCTGTCAATTGCATTCTTTAAGAACCTATTGGGTGCCATTCTCACGGTGCCCTCATGAACGTAACCCGCATACTCAGTATTCGTCCCGATGTATGCCGTGTGTTCACCTGGTTTATCCTCTGTAGTGTGTGTGATTGAGTTTCTTAATCTGCCGGTGTCAATTCTTCGGGGAGGATTCTCCAATTCAAGTTTTGCATATCCTTCCGCTTTCAAACCTGCGGCTTCGATGGCAACACCGGCACGCCGTTCGATTTCATCTATAAAATCTTTACCGTGGTATTCGATATTGAAATCTGCAACGCTCATTTCCTGCGGTACTCCTGTATATAGCTGTTTCTAATCGCTTCGGCTTTTTCTTCTGGCAATGTGATTCTATTCGACCATTCTTTTCTCGACTTCTTCCAGTCTTCATACGACATGTTCTCGATATTTGGGTCTCGCCTGTATGCCGTTGTATCCGTCTCAAAGCCTTCTATCTGGCCTATAAGCGTGCACCGGCAGTTATACGTCAGGTGCCCTGCTGCTGTAGGATCACCAGGGAACATGATCTCTTCACCGGATGAAGGGACTTTGAACGGCTTGCCGATTTCCACCCTCTGTCCGTCAAGTTCCCTGTGTTCGTATCGGGTTCTCATGTCGAGGGTTGCAACCCATTGTTGCTTTAACCTGATGCCCATTGTCTCTGCTCTCCGGTACGCATCAATCCGGCCTGCGTTCTCCGCACCGGTCATAAGAGTTCGGGCATTGCGGATAGCAGCTTTTCTGTTCCGTTCTCCCATCTCTTTTGATATTCTTGTTGCTATCTTTGAAATGTTTTCGCCTTGCAACATTGCCTGCATAGCAATAGATTGGAGCTGTTTCTGATTCCACAGTACATCCTTGCTGTACTTGATGTTATACAGTTCACGCATCTTCTTTGCGCCTGGATACGGCAACATTTGAGGGTTTTCTCGAAACATCCGCTCAACAGCCTGACGATTGTATAAAGTGTATGATGTATCAATTCTGCAACCGGCTTCTATCTCGTATGTGGAATAGTTGTGGTTAATAGCATATACTTCCGGCTTATGGCCGTTGATGATGCTTGATGCTATCTCGTTTGTATGCGTCAGGTCTTCGGCTACAACTTGTTTTAAATCTTTCCACCGCTTACCCATGATGATCTGGCTTTTTCTCCACTTCATGTACTCTTCTTTTGTTTTTTTGCCAGTCTTCACCCATTCTTTCCACTTTTTATCTTTTATCTCAAAGCGTCTGAAATAGTCTTCGAGTTTTTCCTCGATTTCCTTCTGTGCCTGCGCATATTCTCTTTTCAGCCGCTTTTCAATCTTCTCTATGATGCGGTCTGTTTCATCATGCGCAAAATCACTCATTTACCTTTTCTTCCTCTTCTTGTGGCTGTTCTTCGATAGGCTGCTCTGGTTCTTCTGTCTGCTCTTCTTCTGCCTGCCGGAGACGTTCACCTTCTTCATCCTTCATCTGTTTGATAATGTCGTCAGCCAAATCGCCATCACCAAGCAGTGTGAGGATTTTCTTTGTGACATAATCATCCGTCAGGTGTTCGGCAGATTGCAGGACATTTCCTATCTGCTCTCCGGTATTGGAGATTTTGGAGCGTGTCAGTGTCGGGGTATCGTCAATGCCAGTAACAGCCATAATGCCGTCAAGGAATTCAAAGATATTATCCTCATAGTCGCTTGCTTTCTGATCAAGGGCCTCATATGCCGCATCAATCTGAGCAATAACAGCGCCGGAGGACTGTATCTGTTTTGCATCAAATGCCTTGAACGAATAGAAGAGCGCTTCCCTCAACTCATTGAGCAGAGCGGTTCTGGATGAATACGGGGCTTCAATGCTTCTGGGTTCTGCGTGTGCACCATTTCCACCGCCTGTAAAGGCTGTGTGAAGGGTCTTTACTCGTTCGACAAACTTTGCCAGGTCCATTTCATGCATACCTTCCGCATTGGAGATAGCCCAATATATGTATGAAGCTTCTTCAACCGTATTGGCAAAACCGGATTCAATCAGATCATAGCAGTCAATCAGTTCTTGCCTGCCTTCCAACTCTGACTGCTTGTTGATACCGTAAAGCGGAATAATAGGGAAAGTAGGATAATTGCGCCCATCATAAAGAATCGTTCCTTCTGCTTCTGTTGTGACTGCAATCTGGATATAAGCACGCTTTTCTTCTTTCACTACACCGGCTTCTCTGCCGTCTGTGTTTGTGTTCCATTCATACTCTGTATAGCCGTCAGGCTCAAACAGTGTAGCCCTCAACGGCTTAGATGCATCAAGTCTCCAGAACCGGACACCGGCCATGAGTGCGCCGTTTTCCTCATCATACAGTGGAGCAAACTCAAGGAAGCTGTACGGCTCAAGGTGGTCAAGATTCCAGAACCCGAAAGCCGAACCGTGAACAAGTGCATACCTGGATAGCTTTTTCACCTGTATATCGAACTTGTCACCGAGATTGTCTTTTGTGGTGTCTTCCTTCCATGTGATACCGTTCGAGAGCAGGTATTGATTCAACTGTGCTGTAAAGTAGTTGAACCAGTTAGACCGCAGTTTGTAGTTGGTGGAGTAGTTATCCGGAATCTTCTTGCCGGTAACGGTATATAGAAGTTTCTGGAAATTCATGATCGTTTCATTTCTGCGCCGGTAATATGCTTCGGCTGTCTTTGCAAAGCGGTATTCCGGAGATGATTCATGTGCGCTAATGATGGAGCGGACAAAGTTCATCTTCTCGTTTTCCGGTATCAGGAGAAAATCATTATATGTGTACAACTTTCTTTACCTCACATAAATGTTGACTGCATTTCGATTTCCGTAGGTGCAATGTGTTTTGTCTGGCAAAAGTAGCGAGTCGAGTCCATGAGATGGTCTTTGATCTTTACCGGAGCATCTATGTCTTGACGGTCTTGCCAGACATAACCCTGTGCTTCCATTTTCCAGTTTGACAGTTTCGGTGATATCTTGATTCTGCCTGCATGTAATGCCCTTGCCGTGTTCCTGATACCGTCAAGCACATCATTGTAAGCAGGACGAACCATGAAAATATCCTTTTCCCTCAATGCCGCAATGAACGAAGCAGCGGACGGGTCAACAATCGTTTCTATCTGCGTTACACTTCCTTCGGCAAATATGGATGTTTCTTTTTTGACGTACTGCATGTACGGTTTTACAAAATCAAGCATATCCTTTACATACTGTGCATCGGTCTTTGTGCCGGTGATCTCTTCACGACCGGAGTAATAATACTCTTTGACTGCGTACCAGGTATTACCGTATTTGCCCCATAGAAGGGCCGCAAATGCGTTCATAGTACCATAGTCGATAGACAAACAGTAATCTTCCGCAGGATAGTCAGGAGGGCTTTCTACGCATTTCTCCCAAAACGGATAGATAAGACCTTCGGCAAGCGCCCATAGGCCCTTTATATACCGGTCATAAAAGACAGTACCGTGGTATTCATAACACAAATTGCGGACAACATTCTTGTCTATAAATGGATTGTCAAAAATTGTGTAGTTCTGAATATACTTGTCTACATCTTCACGGTCAAGGAACTGTTTCAGCCAGTGGCCCGGATATTCGGGGTTGCAAGCGCCGTCAAACATAGAATAGCTTTTATCCAGACGGGACTGCAACATAACAAACACGTCACGATTCCACTTTGCCGTTTCATCACCATAGCAATACTTGACGGATGAACCCTGTATCTTTGCTACCTGTGATACCTTTTCAGCACCGAGACAGTAACACGGCACTCCGCAGACCATAGCGACATTACTGCTGTTTATATTGCCTACAACGGCATCGGTATATATCTCCCTCATTGGTTGAAGGACGTTTCTTTCAATGGTTGACTTTGATACACCGAGAATAAGGTTTATACCCTTTTCATTCTTCACAGCCCTCAGCCGTTGAGGAATGATGTGTGCTATGTCAACAAATGATTTACCCGAACGGACTGCACCTAACCGACCTTAAAATTCCAACGCTTGTCAGCACATCTTATGTACTCATTCTGCTTGTTGGAAAATCTAAGCCCCATAGCACCACCTCCTTCCCGTACTGTCTTTGTGCCTGCCGTTGAGGTAGCAACTTATAGAGCATTTATTGACACCGGTTTTCTCCGATGCCTGTTTCACGCTTTCAAACATGCGCTCTTTCCCGTCTGGCTCAATGAGCAACACCTTTTTGAAATGGGTTTTATGGTCATAGTTTCCGATTCCAGGATTCTCCGGTTTTGTGTAATCCTTGTCGGCATATTCCCATATATAGCCCTTGTATGTAGCACAGCCGACACCGATGCACGCTTTTGTGATTCCCTTGCGTGATATGCCGAGTTCCCTTGCCGCTTCGGACTGTGCGCCGAATACTCGCAGGACTTCTTTTGTCACAGGGTCAATCATCTTTACACGTTGATGATTAGGATGTTCTATGCCGTACTTGCCGAGTATAACATCACATGTCTTTCCACCTCTTGCGACATTGTAGCCGTGTTCAGGATCATTCGACTTGTACTCGGTTATATACGCAATCTCATACCGGCAGGCTTCTTCTTGCGTCAGACCGGTTACAAGTATTTCATGCGTGAAACTTTCCCATCCGCATTCCTTTACAGCTTCACCGAAACATGTCCTGTCATATCCATGCCCGTTTTGCCATCTTCTTTCCGGATTCTGTGAGGTCATGCCGATATACCGCTTGCCGTTCTTTTTGTTTGTGTGGCAATAGACACAGTATTTATTCTGATTCTGTGAACACATCTTCTTCCCTCATATATTCCAAATCATCCTGCTTTCCCGCGTTTTTGATGTTCTGCGCAAGAATAGCGTCAAGTTTTTCAAGAGCGGTTGTATCGGCTTCAACAACCTGTTTCTCTTTCCACTTGTCAGGTCTTCGGTTTTTCAGCCAGAATATCTGTGCTATTACCTGCGGAGGGATATAGACCTCTTCATCGACATACTCGATATGTTCCTCGACAATTTTACCCTCTCCGACTTTCTGCTTTTCGGTCTTTACCTTGATAGCTTTCCTGACTGTTTCCTTGTGCCCGAGAGCGGATTTCAGCATTGCGTTTTCCACTTCAAGATCAACAGGGGCGTTGCCCCTCTTTATTGCCGCCGATAATGCCTCATTCTCTTCCTTCCATCGTCTGAAAGTAGAATCTGCGACACCGACATTGTGAGCAATCTGCGCAAGGGACAGACCGTCTCTCGCCCATCCTTCTATACGCAGTAGCCCATCGGGTGTGAGCCATTCTGTATATTT